GATGCTGTACTCACATCACGATTCTCTACTACCAGATCTTCTGTAGCGAGAAGCTTAGCAAGTTGGGATTTGATCTCGTAATTAACCATGATGTAAGTGTCTCTCAGTTATAAAGCATTTTAGAGGTGAGTAATATTATTTTTGAGAGAGTTCTATCAGTTTAGTAATTGGCACACCAAACCCCGACATTTCTGCCGGGGTTCTTAGGTAGAGTTCTCCTCTAAAGTTTTTAAGAAATTATGTTGTCAGAATGTACCTACAGAATCTTTTAGCTTCGTGATCAGGAATGTCGCACTCGGTAATACATTGAAAGTATTCCGTCACTTGATCATAGCGTTCCTCCTCTGTGTTTTTCTCATCCCACTCCCAAGTTGCTAGCTCGTTACGTGATATCAAATTTTTCATGTTATAACCTCTCATGAGATTCTCACTATATAGTCAGGGTTTCCTAACTTTATGAAGTTTTAGTATTCTTCACACTTTCCTTGAGAACCCTTTACACTTCTCAAACTTGATCACTTCTTGGAACTTATCTTCGAGTCCAGTCTTGTGAGAGATCACAAATATATTAGCATCTGTAATCTGATATCTAATAATTTTGAGGAACTCATCTGTTCCAAATCCATCCAGTGAAGAATCAAAAACTTCATCGAGGATTAAGAGGTTAGTATTCACAGAGTTCTTAAATCTAGCAACTTCTCTCCATGTGAATAGAAGTGCCAAATCAATTCTCATCTTCTCCCCTTCACTAAATGAAGAGTATGAGAAATCCTCATGGATAGGTGATTCGATTGTCTCATTAAATTCATCATCAAGTTTGAAATTAATATAAAACTCCATCATCTGGAGATACTTATTGACTGACTGATTAATCAGTGGAAGATACTTCTTAATGATCTTTGTTTTAACTCCACCATCTTTCAATAGATTGTATGTGAAATCATAGTATGAAATATCTTCTCTCTTCTTTCCTAACTCCTCATATGTGTTTTGTAGCGATTCTCTGAAACCTTCAAGCTTCTGGTGTTCAGAATTTCTGTCTTCAAGTTGTGAGGTAAGTTTTTGAATTTCAGATTCATGCTGTCTGATCTGTCTTTGACAACTAGAGATCTTAGTGTTGTTAGAAGTAATGTCATTAAGTAAGTGACTTATGTCTCCTGAAATAGATTTAAAGTGAGACTCTCTGTTTTCTTCCTCTTTGATTACTGATAGAAGTTTCTCATACTCCTTCTGTAAATCCTTTGCTTTAATTTGAGAGTCATCAATTCTATTTAACCTAAATGACTCTTCAATGTCCTGATCACAGGTAGGACAAACCGTATTATCGTTAAAAAACTTATGATCTTTAACTAATGTTGAGATCTTTTGAGATATCTTACCTTTAAAGCTTCCATACTCACGAAGTTTCTTACTAGAATCAGAGTATTCTTCAAGTTCTTTCTGAAGTTGTTCAAGTAATTGATTACTATATGCAGACTCATGAATCAACTCATTCTCTTCTGATACAAGATCTCCAATCTTATCTTGTCTCTGTTTGATGTCATCCTGACTTCTGTTCTCTAACTCATCAATAAAGTTCTTTTGCATCTCAACTTTATCACTGAGTGATTCTTTCTTCAATTCTAGAGTTCTAATCTGTTCTCTCAACCCACGAATCTTATCTTTGATCAACACATTCATCGATGAGAAGATCTTAATATCCAATAGATCCTCTACAACCTCTCTCCTACTGGATGTAGGTAGTTGCATAAAGGGAACAAAGGTGGATGAACCCAAGATTACAATTTGAGTGAATGATTTATAATTCATCTTCAGAACATTCTGTTCCAACCACTTCTGTTGATCGTTTGCAGATGCCTTCTGATCTAACTCTTCACCATTACGCCAGATCTTAAATGTGTTAGGTTTGATTCCCCTCTCAACCTTCCACTCAACCTTATTCACAGAGAACTCAATCTCTACTACAGTACCCTTATCATTGGTAGTATTAATGAGTTGATTCTTATTGATTTTACGAAATGCCTTTCCGTAGAGTGAAAAACATAACGCATCAAGGATAGTACTCTTCCCTGCTCCATTGGTTCCAATAATAAGAGTAGTTGAATCTTTGTTTAGTTCAACTTCAGTAAAGTGATTGCCGGTAGAAAGTAGATTCTTCCAGCGAATCTTTTCAAACAAAATCATGAGCGTTATCAGGGGGAATCACAACATCATTGGGGGTAATAACAGTATACCTATGTTCATGCATTTCACATGTTTTTATCATAAGTTCGTCATCTATTTCCAAAACCTTAAGTTTTGGATAGTCGAGTAATTCGAGTTGCATGGCATATCTAACAGCATCATCCTCTTGAATAAAGATATAAAGAACTTGTTCTCCATCTTCATCAATAACAGAATATGCTCCGTCCTTCTCTTTACCTACAACTGTAATAATATACATCAGACAAGTTCACATGCTTCTTGGTATATCGATCTCATTACATTCTGAATACGTTCTGTATCCAAATCAGTCTCTGAATCGTTAATATATCTATCTAAGATGGAAAGTGTATCTTCTGATTCTTCAATCTCAAACTCTTCTGATTCTATCAGTTGGAAGTTCTCGATGATCTTAAGATCATGTACGCCAATAGAATAGAGTTTATCAATAAACTTTTCAAACTTAGTGATATTAGTTTTCTTCTTGACAATAACCTTGACAATCTTATTCTCATACTTTGTAACATCAAACATCTGATGATCCGTGTCTTCATAGTAGATGTTATGGAATAATTCGTATGGATTATCGACCGGAGTATGATCTAGTGTCTCTGTATCAAAAATATGAAATCCTCTAGTATCATTCACATCATTCCAGAACATTTGATATGGATTACCTAAGTAGAAGATCTTTCCGTCTGAGGATCTAGTGTGATAGTGTCCCGAGAAGACCTTTCTGTACTTTTCAAATAGTTGGCTGTCCATACCATTTTCCATGACGCAGCCACGATGAGCTCTAAATCCTGAGAGCTCAAGGTGCCCCATCGCACAAATGCAAGTTGAATCTTTAATAGATTTGACGCTACTCTGATAATTTTGTTCATTGATCCATGGAATAAAGAGAATTTCTAATCCACCCACATTCACTTCTGTTGTGGATGAATACACCTTAACATTATTATACTCTTTCAACAATAAGTCAACAGCGTTAATATCATTTGTGTTTTTGTAGTATGCATCATGATTACCTACCATGAGATGCATTGTGATTCCTCGTTCTTTAATAGGCTCAAAGACAACTCTCTTTGCCCATTCTAGTGAAGTGAAATCAATACCTTTACGGCTATCAAAGGCATCACCCATATGGATAATAGTATCAATGCCTTCACTATCAATAGTGGGGAAAAAGATGTCTCTATAAAACTTTTCAAAATAATCATGAAACAGTCTAGAACTTTTTCTGGCCCCATAGTGAGTGTCCGTTATGATAGCAACTTTCATATAATCAGTATCTCAACTTAGAATGCACTGCATCTTTGATTGAATTATACTCTGAGTAGTTTGAACTGTCAAGATCATTAGAATCAAAGACCTCATCAAAGTCAGTCTTCTCAAGAATCTTATTCTTAATCTCTAGTTGTTTTTTCTCCATAGAGATTCTACGAAGGAAGGCAAAGTAGATAATCTGAGTGAAATATGCAAAGGGATTCTTTGACTTCTCAGGACTGAAGTTATGGATGTAACGAACACAGTTCTCGATACCATCACAGATCATATCATCCTTGAACATATAGTTCACGAAGTTAGGCTTGTATGATAGATGGTTAGCAATCTTAAGGAAACACTCACCGATATATCGGGGGATCTGAGGTTTGGGCTTATCGTTGAGTTTAGCCCGTTCAACCTCAGCGAAGTAGTTCTCTAGTGCGTTCAGGAACTCTTTGTTGTTGACATAGTGTTCCGACTTCTTTGGTCTTGCCATGGTTCCATAATTGTGATTGACAGCCATAAACAAATAATTTTTACTGATAATATTATATCAGAATCATAAAGGGTTGACAATACCTTGAATTATCGATAGACTAGGTTTGTCCAGGATGAAAGGGAACCTTAGCTGTTATTAAAGAGTTTCTCTAAGACCTCTTTAGCCTCATGGACAGAAGATAAGTAACCCATCTTTCTATCTAGCTTAGAATAGTTCGTCTTGTTCATTTTACGAATATAGTCTTGGTAATACACAATCATCTCGATACTATTGGATTCAGACATAGTCATGACCTCATCAATGTTCAAGAGGAACATGTCATCACTAGCTGTCTTTATCCAGGGTTCCATCTTGAAACCTTGGAATTTACCTCTTACTACTAATTCTTCTACAACGATTGGATTAGACAGAATCAGAATTGTTCTATCTTCTTCTTCACAGGGTGCTACCTTAGCAAAGATCTCTTCACCTGATCTGAGTTTAATTGTTGCGTAGAAGTCGTCTCCTATTTCGTTCATACACTACTCCTTTAGTCTTTAAGATTGATTGATATAATCTCATAATTGAATTGTTCTTGAACATATATTTTCACCCTTTCAATGAAATGGTTCAGAGTATAATTCTT